GACGTGCTCAAGCTCATCGAGGCGCAGACTTTCGCGAACGACATCAAAGAAAAGTTCCCCGGCTCAAAGATTACGGCTATCGGCGGAACTGGCGCAGGGGCATTTGACGATCTGGACGACGATTCGATCTGATTTGACGACATGCGAGTTACGTATTCTACCGCACCGTCAGGCATGGGGGCGGTGCTAAGATGGGCTCGTGATCTTATTTAATTTGATGGAGATTCAGTCATGAACGCGAACGTAATCGACTTCCCCATTAACGCCGGCTCGGACATCGACCGCCTCGGCGACATCAAGGCCCAGATCGCCGCCCTCGAGGCCGAAGCCAAGGCCATCGTCGACGACTACCGCGCCAAGGGCGTCGGCAGCTACTTGGGCTTGGCCTATCGCGTCACGGTCGCCGACGAGCAGCTCGTGCGCTCATTCAACGCCGAGAAGGCGAAGGCCAAGCTGCGCGAGCTGGGCGTGGCCGACAGCGTCATCGAAGGCGATCTCGTCGACGTCAAGATCCGCGCTGGCGCGGTCTCGGTGAAGGCGCTGTGAGCGCCTATCCCGAGATCCCGGCGGAGCGTGCCAGCGAGTTCAAGGATTCCGCCCGGCGGATTCTTGAGCACGTCCGGCACGACGGGGAGCCGTGGCGCATCGAGGCCCTCATGCGCTGCGCCTACCTGCTCGGGCGCATGGATGGCATGGCAGAAGCCCGCGACGCCTTCACGGCGGCAATGGGTGACATCAGAACGTCGGCGCGACCGTAAGCCCTGACAGAGACGGGACCGCCCACACGACAGCCTGCTGGCCTTCGGCCTGCGGGCTTTCGTGCGTGCGTGCGCGTACCGCGCACCGGCGCACCGCCTGTGTGCGGTAACGCACATACGCCTGCATGCATGCTGCATGCCAGCCGTCTGTGCGGTAGCGCACGTTCGCCCGTGTGCGGCAGCGCACAGTGCGCAAACGCACAGAGCGGTAACGCACAGTGCGCAAACGCACAGTGTGCGGTAACGCACCCCCCGGCACCCCCCTGCTATTAGGGAATCTGTACTGGGTAGGGGTTAATGCACCAAACCGACATACCCACAAAAAACGTCCCCGCACGCTCACACCCCCCACCCCTTTTGCTTTTTTTTGACCCCGGGGGGGTACCCAAGTGCAATTTTGCTTTACAGCGCACCGGCCCGACTGTTATATCTGCAGCTATGGCGAAAAAATCAAACGTGAACGCGGCGGGCAACTACACGAAGCCCGAGATGCGCAAGAGCTTGTACCAGCAGATCAAGGCACAGGCGACCCATGGCACGAAGGCTGGGCAGTGGAGCGGCCGCAAGGCCCAGTTGCTCGCCAAGAAGTACAAGGAAAAGGGCGGTGGATACCGAGACTAATGCGGCCTTGGCTTTTAGGACCCACGTTGTGGGCGAGGCATGGGTTGGTTTTCCGGTTCATAGCAAAGCTCTGGAGTTCATGAGTAGTTTTCCAGAGCCTTGGAAGTATCGGATTGTCGAGATAAGGGCGTTTGATTTGACGGGTTCAAGATTATGTTATTTGGTTTTACCAATTGAGGTTCAGATATGAGAAGGCCACAGAAATCTTTGAGGGACTGGACTGAGCAGGAATGGACCACGAAAAGTGGCAAGCCATCATCCAAGACCGGCGAGCGATATCTTCCGAAGGCGGCGATCAAGTCTTTGAGCCCGCAGGAGTATGCGGCAACAACTGCCGCTAAGCGCAAGGGCAAGGCGGCGGGCAAGCAGTTTGTTGCGCAGCCCAAATCAATCGCAAAGAAGACATCCAAATTTCGATGAATTAGTCGGGGGCCGGAGGGGGCCGGGAGATGGGGCGTGGGACCGTGAAAGGACAGCGTCTGCTTCATCTTCCGGCTTGCCTTTTTAGGAGCAATAAATGCCGAAGAGGAAAAAGGAATTAGCGTCGAGGGGTAGACCGCCCCATGTGCCGACGAAGGTAACCCGAGCTCAAGTTTTGGAATTGGGCGGCATGGGTTGGACCTTTGAGCAGATTGCTAATCATTTGAAGATCAATCGGGACACGTTGGCTAAGTACTATCGAGAGGAGCTCGACATAGCCACCGAGACGACGAATCTTCGTGTGAAGCAGAACTTGTACAACATCGCCATCGACCCCGCTCATAAGCAGTCGGTGACGGCGGCTATTTTCTGGTTGAAGACGAGAGCTCGCTGGCGTGAGACGGATCGGCTTGAAGTGACGGGACCGAATGGCGGCCCGATTGAGCAGAACGTAAATCATTCTCAAGCGATTGATGTACGAAACTTGTCTGTCGAGCAGCGAGATCAGTTGCGCGACATTTTGAAGACGGCGATTACCTTCCCTAAATCGGGAGAGGAAGTGATTGATGCTGAATATGAAGAAGAGATCGAAGATGAAATCGAAAATGAAAATGAAGATGGACAGGAGAATACAGATGACGATGAAAGTTGATATGCCACAAAGAAAAGAAAACGCTTACACCAATTTGATTGGCGAGATGATGGAGGTGTTTTCTAAGTCCGAAGACCCGCAAAAAGATTTTTCTGAGTTCTTAGAGAGCTTAGGCATGGCAAGCGGGTTTTTGATTGGTTCTATTTTGGAGAGAGAGGCGAGATCAGAGTTGCTTCAGGTGTATCTGCAGTCGGTTGCAGACTGCACAACTGAATGCAACAAACTGCATCTCATGGCGAATTCTGACATTGGGATTAGGGCAGACTAATATGATTTTTGTATCCAAGTATAAAGAAGGCGATCTGAAAACCGTTCTGGGTTTTGATGTTCATGTCACGCTTGAGCATCAGACTAAGCACGGTTGGGTTCTTCGCATTGAGAGCGAGACGGAAGATCTCGAGCTGATTTTGCGAGGAAACATCCATCTATTGCGCCACGCTATAGCAAAAGAAGATGCGAGTGATGCTGTAGATAGGGTTAAAAAGGATGTTGGTTGATTTAGGAAACGGAGTTGTCGTCAACGCGGAGGCTCAGCTTCGCGAGCTTGACCGCGTCGAATGCGAAGACAGCCTGTACATGTTTTTGACGAATGCATGGCGGTTTTTAGATTCATCGCCATGGAAGGACGGCTGGCCGATTGAAGCGGTTGCCGAGCATTTGCAGGCTGTGGTGGATGGTGATATCAGGCGATTGATCATCAACATTCCGCCTCGTATGGGTAAATCCAGCATCACGTCCGTTGCATTACCTGCTTGGACGTGGGCTCAGTCGCAAAGATCGCCGACATCAGGACCCGGCGTGCAGTTCTTGCATGCATCCTATGCAAACCAGCTTTCTTTGAGAGATTCGGTCAAGTGCCGGCGCTTGATCGAGAGCCCGTGGTATCAGAGCCATTGGGGCGAGCGTTTTAAGTTGAACTCTGACCAGAACACGAAGTCGCGCTTCTCGAACGATAAGGGCGGCGAGCGCCTGATTACCTCGATTGGAGCTGCGGTGACGGGTGAAGGTGGATCGATCATCGTGGTTGACGATCCCAACGCGGCAAACGAGGCATTCTCGGAAGCTTCCGTTCAGGCGACGATTGATTGGTGGGACGGCACGATGTCGACCCGTCTCAATGACCCGAAGACCGGCGCCTACATCATCATTCAGCAGAGACTTGCCGAAGATGATTTGACAGGACATGTGCTCTCAAAAGACGTTGGCGAGTGGACGCACTTGTGCTTGCCCATGCGTTACGAGCCAGAGCGATCTTTTGTTTCGACGATTGGCTGGCAAGATCCGCGAACCGAACCCGGCGAGCTTCTCTGGCCGGAAAGATTTGGCGAGAATGAAGTCAAGGCTCTTGAGAAGGTCCTAGGCCCATTCAGCTCGGCAGGTCAGTTACAGCAGCGACCTGAGCCCGCAGGAGGCGGCGTCATCAAGCGAGAGTGGTGGCAGCTTTGGGAGCCAGAAGCATTCCCTCCCATGGACTTCATCATCGCTTCTGTCGATACCGCCTACACGATGAAGACGATGAACGATGCGAGTGCCATGACCGTATGGGGTGTTTTTACCTCTGAAGCTGTGGCACAGCCTCATCGCATCATCGATGAGAGCGGTCGTCCCGTTTACGTCGACCGCATGTACAGCGAAGGCGCACCCAAAGTCATGCTGATGCATGCATGGCAAGCAAGGCTCGAGTTGCATGACCTCGTCGAGAAGATCGCCCGCACGTCAAAAGCTTTGAAGATTGACAAGCTGATCATTGAAAACAAGGCTGCCGGCATCTCGGTGGCTCAGGAAATCCGACGCCTATACCAAAACGAAAGTTTTGCCGTTCAGCTCTCGGACCCCAAGTCTCAAGACAAGTTGTCCCGCCTCTATTCGGTCCAGCATCTCTTTGCCGAAGGGATCATCTACGCACCGGATCGGACATGGGCTGAAATGGTCATCACTCAAGTGGGGCAATTCCCCCGTGGCAAGCATGATGACTTGGTCGACACCGTCTCGATGAGTCTTCGGCACCTGCGCGAAGTGGGTTTGCTGACCCGGGCTCCAGAGCGGCTACAAGAAATCGAATCGATGAAATCCTATCCCGGGCGCGAAGATGTGCCCCTTTATCCCTGCTAAGGTGGATTATGGACGATAGAATCAGGTGCTCTTGCACGGTTGACCCTTTGGGTCCAGAAAAGTGGCGCGTGGACGTCTGGGGCGAGTTCCCCTACGAGGCGTTCCGCCGTTCGTATACTATCGAGGCGAAAACTGATAATTTTGCCGCGCAAGAGGGTCTTCGGCGTTTCGTTGAAGAAATGTCTGCCCATTGAGAGAGGCCTAAGCCATGCCATTGGTCCCCGGATTGACCCCGAATATTGCCATTCAGACTCCTGAAGGTCAGGCCATGCCCGACCCGACAGATATTGTCATTGAGCATGTTGAGGGCGCCGACGTCCCCGAAGTGGACCCGAGCGGCAATATCCTCAAGATCGAACACGAAGATGGTGCCGTCACGCTGTCCGTCGATGACAATCCGCTTGGGAACGTCTACGGCGAGCCTAAAGAGCGCGACTGGTACGACAACCTCGTCGACGACATCGACCCGGCTGAGCTTGGCCGTATTTCATCTGATCTTTTGCGCGGCGTCGATGACGACCTGCAATCACGAAGAGAATGGGTCGAGGATCGCGCACTTGGTATGCGCCTTCTTGGCCTAAAGGTTGAAGTCCCAAGCTTGCAAGGCGCATCAGATGGCGCGCCCGTCGAGGGCATGAGCAAAGTTCGTCACCCTCTTTTGCTCGAAGCGGTTCTTCGCTTCCAAGCTAATGCCAGA